CTTTTATTAGATGCAGCTTCTGGAACGTATACACTTACTGGTACTGCTGTAACTCTAGATCCTGTATATAATCATACATTAGATGCAGCTTCTGGATCATATACACTTACTGGTACTGCTGTAACTTTAGATCCTGTATATAATCATACATTAGATGCAGCTTCTGGAACGTATACACTTACTGGATCTACTGTAACTTTAGATCCTGTATATAATCATACATTAGATGCAGCTTCTGGAACATATACACTTACGGGTACTGCTGTAACTTTAGATCCTGTATATAATCATACATTAGATGCAGCTTCTGGAACATATACACTTACGGGTACTGCTGTAACTTTTGATACTGAAGGCGCTTATACATTAGATGCAGCTTCTGGAGCTTATACACTTACTGGTACTGCTGTAACTTTAGCTCCTGTATATAATCATACATTAGATGCAGCTTCTGGAACGTATACACTTACTGGATCTACTGTAGGTCTTAATACTGGATATGTATTAGATGCAGCTTCTGGAACATATACACTTACTGGATCTACTGTAGGTCTTAATACTGGATATGTATTAGATGCAGCTTCTGGAACATATACACTTACTGGATCTATTGTAGGTCTTAATACTGGATATGTATTAAATACAGCTTCTGGAACGTATACATTAACTGGTACTGCTGTAACTTTTAATACTGAAGGTGCTTATTCAATAGATGCAGCTTCTGGATCATATACACTTACTGGTACTGCTGTAACTTTAGATCCTGTATATAATCATACATTAGATGCAGCTTCTGGATCATATACACTTACTGGTACTGCAGTAGATCTTAGTGCTGGATACGTATTAGATACAGCATCTGGAACTTATATACTTACTGGTTCTACTGTAGATCTTGATCCTGTATATAATCATACATTAGATGTAGATTTCGGAATATATACACTTACTGGTTCTATTGTAGCTCTTGAACCTGTATATAATCATACATTAGATGCAGACTCTGGATCCTATATACTTACTGGTACTGATGTAGGATTAGGTCTATCTAATACTTATTCATTAGACGCAGATTCTGGAGCGTATACACTTACAGGTTCGACGACAGTATTTGATATTATTTATAATCATACATTAGATGCAGTAGCAGGAACTTATACATTTACAGGAAGTTTTGTATTATTTGACACGGAATACACCAATAGTTTATCTTATTGGGCAGGAGTTAAAACTTTTATAACAATAATAGAAGAAGAAAAGGCTGTATCTTTAGTAAGTAATAATATTTCAATATATAATACTTCTAAAACTAAGGATATGCCTATATAAGAGGAAAATATATGAATGATTCCGAAGAATCTACTGACAAAAGTGTAAAAAAATGGTATATTTATATTTTATTAGCTTCTTTACTTTCTGGTGGTGGATCTTTAGGCATTAATTCATTAACTTCATCCGTACGAAATGATTCATTTACAGGTGCACAAGGTAAAGAACTTAAAGAACTTATGTATAATTTATATGGTGAACAAACTAAAAGAATAGACGAAAAATATAAAGAAATTAGTAAAATAGATGATAAATTAGTTATTGCACTATCAAAAACATATACGAAAGATCAAATACGTGAACGTATAACAGATATAAAACATCGTATAGAAAAAGTAGATATAGGAGCTAAAACTAGATGTGCTCGTATGGAAAAGACAGGTATAAAAGTAAATGAAGATATACGACATATATAGTCTTATAGCAAAATTACCTCCACCACCATTACTTACAGAAGTAGCTACAACAATAATTTCTATGCAAAAAGAACATGATTGGATGGTTAATAAATTAAGGAGAATACCTTAATGATAACAGATCCGACATGGTGGCTAACCTTTGATTATAAACTATCTTTAGTTGTTATAGTAGTTTCAGCTTTGATAAGTGTAGTTGTAGGAATATGGCGTTTATCAAAACGATATTCAGAAATACTTCACGGATTGGATGAAAAGGTTTCACATAGCGAACTAAAGGCATTTAAAACTGAAATCCTTGACCATGTGGAAAAGTCTTCAGATCGGATCAAGGTTGATATGGCTCAAGACAAGAAGGAAAATCGAGGTGATCACAAAGACATTTTAATATCTCTTGGTGAGTTAAATCGTTTATTTGTTACTCATATAGATAGAAAAAAATAAAAGAGGATTACTTTAAAATGGCAAAACAAACAGTAGATTTAGGAGATGGACCTGATATAGGTATATCAGATAATTTGTATGAAGGGTTTACTAAGGTAAATGAAAATACAGATGAGTTATATAGTAGAGTAGAAAATTTAGAATTAAAAGAAAGTAGTGTAGTATTTGAACTTACAATTGATTCAAATACTTTATTTGCTAATTTAACACCTATCAATACTACTTATGATAGTTATATAATTACTAATACTGAAGATTTAGATCCATTAAATACAGATCCTTTATGGGTACAAGGAGTACTCCCTACTCAAATAGAATTACCTGATTGGAATTCTTATACTTATTATTTATGGTTATTAGATAATACTACAGTTACTGAGGTACTTACATCTGATGGTTCTAGCGGGGTAACAGTAACACCAACAAGAACTACTGAAACGCCAGATGATGTTACGTTTATCGATGTTGAGAACGCCCAACTAACCTTTGTAGTTACTTCCAATGCAGTAACAATCTCAGGATTACTCGCTCAAACAAGTATTTCTATTACTAATGGCGAATACTCTATTAATTCGGGTACTTTCACAAATGCAGATGGTGTTATTTCAAACACTGATACTGTTACATTACGTCAATTATCATCAGGAAGTGTGGTGACAACAACAACAGTGACAGTGATACTGGGAGATCGTACTGAAACTTGGAATGTAACAACAATCTCAGATATATTTTTACAATCATTCACCGCCACTGTTGATATCGATACAACGACTGCTGATTTAACCTGGGGATATCAAGGAGCAACACCTCCGGTAGAATGGATCATTAAAGAAGACGATACAAGTTTCCCTGCTGTAGATGATGGTGACTGGGACGACACGGGCGAACCAGAAACATTTGCCTTGTCTGATAACAATTCTCATACGCTGACAGCGAGGGTAAAGGATGCTGATGATAATATCAGCAATGCTATTACTGTAACTGTTACTCCAACGACAAGTGCATCACCTACGATCACATCATTTACAACGCTGAATCCAACTGCCGGTTCCCAGGCTTATCTATTTTCATTAGCAGCAACAGGTACCATCACTCATTACATGATTACTGACAATGACCTGGATCAACCTGCAGAGGGTGACGGTGGATGGGTAGCATGGGCAGGTGATTATACGGATGAAGCAGCTACATTAGATGCACTTGTCGATACGACGGTTCGAGCATACGTCAAAAATGATGGAACAAGTCCAGATGATATATCAGCAGCCGCTGCATCCTTTGTCGATACATCTGTATCGGGCATAGATACAGCGCCGAATGGTGATTATCTTTGGGTTAATGATCCATCAATTTCAGCAACAAACCTTGGGCGTACCTATTCTGGTTCTGGGTCTCTTACCTTGGATGGCACATCTGGGGGATTAGATGCTTTAGTAGATACTACTGGGGATGATGATAATCATTCTGTAACAATTGCCGGAACTTATACAGCAGTAACAATTCAGAATTTTGATTTTCAGGGTTCAAATTATGGTCATATCTATATAAATAGAGGAGGCAGTCCCGGGTCGCCAATTGATGTAACAATACGGAATTGCAAGTTTGGCCCAAGCAATGTAAATGCTTCAGCACCAAATCTGTTTAAGTCTGCTATATCTTTATATCAAGTTAATAATTCAGATGTTGATATTTTAGGCAACTGGTTTGATGATCCAGATTCAGTTATGACTTTCGAGAACTGTGATTCAATAGCATTAAGGGTGCGACATAATTTTGTTAGCGATACACATGCGCGGAATACTACTGTTAATTGGTTACAACGGGGAATTAACTTCATTATTAGTCGGGCTGGCTCATGTACTGGGGACATTTCAGAGAATATTATGTATAACCCAACGGGCACTGCACAGATGCAGGACTACTTCAATATAGCAGATCCTCGGGGCAGCATAGGAACGCCATTTGATATTACAAGAAATCGCATTTGGTATCCTTCATCTACATCTAGTACAGAAGCAGTCTTCCAGATATCGGATGGTACCGCTAGTACCTATATAGATATGAACGAGAACACAATGATAGACGCAAATACATTTTTACAGTTTTCGTCTGGGCGCGGGCATCTATTCCGAAATAATAAGGGTTATACATCTGAGGCATTCCCAGCTGTAGGATCTGGTTATATCGTGCAGGTATATAGATATTCTATTGACCCTGGCGGACTATATGAATGTGAGTTCAGTAATAATACATTTTTGCATAATTATGATGATGGGAGTGGTAATTTAACTCCTCTCCGCGATGGTACAGGGTATTTTTACCCATCATACGGGCGAAATGAAGATGGATCACAAGGCCCATGGAATCACGGATTGAGCAGCGAGTCTCCAATTACTGGATTTACTACCACTAATGACTGGAACCATTCAGATTGGGCAAATGGAGTTGGTAAGTCAGAATTATGGCGGGCATCCTGGACGCAGTTTAGTTATGCAGGAGCAGATGGACTTACCCCCACAATTAATTACGATTCCCCATGGTCAGGTGATGGTGGTGATCAAGATTTTACAGCGAGAAGTGTTACCTCGGCAGCTTATGGTGATGGCGCAGCAATTAATTCTATTCAGCAGCACGATCTGATAGCCCTAGTATCAGGAGGCGTGGCGCCTTACGAGATCACTTTTGTAAATAATAAATCTGGCGGGATTACAGTTACAATCAATCCTGATGGTCAAGCCGTCATATGGACAGAAGATGATACGGCAGGAGTATTTACTTACAATTACACTGTGACAGACTCAGAAGGATCTACAGCCACAGGTACTATTAGCGGAACGACTGTTGATTCATCTCCTGCTACATCCCTGCACTATGACCAGAATGATGAAGATTATATCTGTATCGATGTAGTAGATCCTCATGAGTATTATGCAAGAACTTGGGGAGATCCCCCGCTATTAGCTGAATGGGAAGCAAGACCAGGGAGTGGATCACCAAATAATACTTATATGCAGTGCACCCCCTATTCTGGGAATATTGCTTCTGATGATGTCGAGACTGATTCTTGTGAATTAGTCTACAGATTGCATTTTGATGCAGACGGGACTTATACAGTCCATGTCTGCGGGATGGCACTTGAGTCATCTAGTTATAGTGAGGTGTGGGTTGGTTTTAATGATGAAGTTGACTTGAATTATATCAAGGTCACAGTCGGAACTGACCCGATAACATCCGCTGACTGGTATTGGGATGACGGGACAGCAGATGGATCAGCGGTACAGATCATCGATCCTGCCAGTGGGGATACTAATTACAACCTTCATGTCTGGAAGAAGAGAGGTGGATTCGCTCTTGGTAAGATTGTCGTTACCAAAGGTGCTGAGCCAACAGGCGCTGGACCCGCAATAAGTCCACAGGCTCCATTCTAACTGATCATGATTCCAGAAGATCCTATTTGGTGGGGAACATATGTATTTGATTAATAAGATAGAGTTAAAAAATGACAAATTTAAAAAGAGATGAAATAAAATATATTAGAGACATTAGTAAGTCTGCATATGCTAAAGAAAAGGAATGCTATATATGTGGAGCCACAGAAGAATTACAATTTCACCATTTTTATTCTATGACCTTATTGTGGGAAAAATGGAAAAAAGATAATGGATATAGCGTAAGAGATGTTGATCATATTTTAGAACTCAGGGAAGAGTTCAAAGATCATCATTTAAAAGAAATATATCAAGATACTATTACATTATGTAAGTTCCATCATGTAGAAAAATTACATAAGATATATGGAAAAGTACCATCATTAACTACAGCAGAGAAGCAAAAACGTTGGTGCGACCGACAAAGAGTAAAGTTTCAGGAGAAGTTGAATGCCGGCTGAAAAAACTAAAGCTAGAAGTAAATTATGGCAAAATTTAGATTCTTTAGATTCTAGATTAGATACTATAGAAACACTAAAATGGGAGGATCTGAGATTTCCAGCCATAGGGCGAAATATTGATGTTTCGGCTGGTAGGATAGATTATGATTTTGCCGAACTTGGGGTTGGATTCGCAAATAATACTCGATATACTGAAGAGATGGTAGGTCACATTATTCAATTGCCGCATGCTTGGGCCGAAGGCTCTGAAATAAATCCGCATATTCATTGGATACAGGCACAAGCGGCTGTGCCCAATTGGATGATTGAGTATAGAGTATATAATAATGGGGATACTCCTCCAGTTTCTTGGACACAAGCAATAACAAATACGCCAGCATTTACTTATACTAGTGGTAGTATAGCACAGATAAGCGGTTTTTCTAGCATCTCGATGACAGGTTTAACAGTGTCTTGTATGGTGGATATAAAACTATACCGGGATACAGGGAATGTTAGTACACTTTTTTCTGGGGCAGATCCTGTAAATACAACAGTGCTTTTGAAGGAGTTTGACATTCATTACCAAAGTGATGCACGTGGTTCAGTTGTGGAGTACACAAAATAAAATATAATAAAATAAATGGCGAAAAGGTTTAGCGACCCTGGTAGTACTCCGATTACTATCTAGCCTTATTCATCGGAGAAATAGTATATCATGTTAAATTAGTTAGTAGATTGCATGTATCAAGTAATCTTCAGATAATTACGGCTGAAGAGAATTTACAAAAGAGTAATAAGTTTAAAACATAGCTCTAAAAAATATAATAACGTAGAGACGAGCAAAAAGAGGAATTAAGAAAATGAGTAGAGCACAACGTACTAAAAGTAGAGCAAAATTATATAATGCCCTTAGTGGTGTAAAAGAGATTACAGGAGCAGGCGGTGAATTAGCTGTAGGTTCAATTGATTTTGGGGCTGTAGCAATTCCTACAGATACCGTGACAATTGGTGATTATGTGTTTGAATTTACATTAGCTGCTTCAGAAGCAGCTGGAACTTCCGCCGGGACAGCGGCAGATCCCCATCTAGTAGCCCATGGAGCAAATGTACAAGCTTCGTCAGATAATCTTGCAGCACAAATTTTAGCTGAAACAGCGACAACTGGAGCTTGGGGTTACCTTTACCCCGATGATTCTGTGGGTTGTGTAGCAGACGGTACAGATAAAGTAACATTAACCTTTTGGCCTGGTGCATGGGCTAATGATGTAACTATAGTAGATGGCTGCGATACAGCGGGTGTAGTTGTACAACCTGTAACTGCCTCTTTAGGGGTAGACGCGCCAATAATAGATTTTAATGTTAAGCGTAATATTTTAGATACAACAGGAAGTGCATCTAATCAGGAATACTATGTTTTAGATGATGGCGAAGTTGTAGGTGATACAGCAACTATTACTGTTAAAACTTTTGCTTCTGGGGATACCCCAACAGTTCTAGGACATTTTGAAGAAATAGGTACGCCTATGGTGGAAATGGAAATGGTCACTGCAGAACCTGGTGTAACTGTAGAGTTGCTATGGACTGGAGCAGCTTGGGAACTTACAAATTATAGTAGCTTTGCAACAATTCCAGATTTTACAGCTTCAGCGTAATATCTATATTAAGTACCACTACTTCGGTAGTGGTACTTATAGGAATATATAATAATGGAACAAATATATAACATGTTGAAGTACTTAAAAGAGTTAATAGATAAATATTCTATTACTCAAAATTATACTATGGTAGATTATTTAAAAGAATTAATGCAAAGATTAAGACGCCTATTAGGTGAGGTGACTTGTAATATGACTGTATTTTCTGCACATTCAACCCTTATATATTGTAATACAGTAGGGAAAATTATAAGATGAAAAGGTTCTTAGTAGATATAATAAATAAATTAAATCCAGCGCAACCTGAGATTGTTGAAGATTTTGGGCAGCAACATGCACCTTCAGTGAACCTACGAACCAATCAGGCTGCTTATAATGTATTAGAAATTGTTAATCGTGGAGTTAACTTAATTGTTGATTCTGCGGCGGGCGTCCCTTTAGATGTCGGAGATATATTAGAGTTCAGTGATACAAGTACACGCATACGTAAGAAAAGATTAAATCAATTATTAAATTTTAGGCCAAATAATTTTTATAATGCTGACGTATTTAAGCGCAATATATTCTTAGATTTAATACTAGAAGGGGACGCTTTTTTATATTATGATGGGGTACATTTATATAATCTTCCTGCAACCAGCGTTAATACTATAGCAGATGAGAAATTTTTCATTAAGCATTATGAATATAAGGAAAAAGTTTTTAAGCCAAATGAAATAATACATATAAAAGAGAATGCTTCTGATAGTATATTTACAGGTACCTCTAGATTAGATTCTGCAAAAGCTAGTCTTAACTTACTAGTTAGTATGAATTCTTTCCAAACTAATTTTTTCGAGAATTCAGCTATACCAGGTATAATTTTAACTACACCTAATCCTTTATCAGAACGTGTTAAGAATCGATTGGTTCAGCAGTGGTCGAGCAAATATAACCCTAAGCGTGGTGGAAAACGCCCGCTAATTTTGGACGGAGAATTTAAGGTAGAATCCTTATCAAAATATAATTTCAAAGAATTAGATTTTAATGAAAGTATTGCGCTACAGGAAACAAAAGTATTAAAAGCTTTAGGAGTACCGCCTGTTCTTTTAAATTCTGGCAATAATGCTAACATTAACCCTAACATGCGGATGTTTTTTATACAAACAGTTATACCTTTAGTTAATAAGCTGACACAAGCTCTTGAGATGCAATTTGGGTATGATATTAAACCTATTACACAGAATGTTCATGCGCTACGTCCAGAGTTGCAAGATCAGGCAAACTTCTTATCTAGTTTAGTAAATTCTGGAATCTTAACTCGCAATGAAGCTCGAGAAGAATTAAGAAAGCATCCTAAAACAGGAAACGAAGACCCCGATAACATTGCAGATAATTTAATACTCCCTGCAAACGTTGCAGGTTCAGCACAAGATGCAGGGCAGGGCGGAAGACCTGAAGAAGACAAAGATGAACTAGAAGATAATAAATAGAATTTGATATAATACATGAGTAAATAAAAATTTTTAACAAAACGGCGAAAAGGGTAATTCCCCTGCCAGTATCCTAAGTACTGGCTAGTCATATAATACCCTTAGGAGGTAAAAAATGAAAACGAATAAAGAAATTGTAACTGAAATTATTAAAGACTTGGAAAAGATTGTTGGACTTAACTGGCCAATAAGAAAAGATGCTAAAGTATCAAAAGAAAAATTGATAGATTGCTGGTCTGCTTATAGAAAAGATTCAGAATATAATTTTTATAATTATACACATTCAAATAGTTTAGGTATAGCATACAAAAAAATATTTATTAATATAATAAAAAATAATATTCAATCTTGGAAAAATTATATTTTGAATTTATATAATTATAAATATTGTTATAAATGTGGAAAATTAAAAAAATTAAATGAATTTACTTTAAGTAAACATACAATGTCCAATCATGAAAGTGAATGTAAAGATTGTAAAAAAAATTATTACCAAAATAATAAAGAAAATATACTTGAAAGAAGTAAAAAGCATTATCAGAACAATAAAGAAAAATATGCTGCAAAAGATGCAAAAAGGCGAGCAGCTAAATTAAATCGCACGCCTGCTTGGCTCACTGAACAAGATTTAAAAGATATAGAAAGCTTTTATACTAAAACACAAGAACTAACAGAAGAAACTGGTATACAACATCATGTCGACCATATAATTCCTTTACAAGGTGAATTAATATCTGGATTACATGTTCCTAGTAATCTTCAAATACTCCCAGCTAAAGAAAACTTACAGAAGGGAAATAAATTTGAAGTTATATAATTTGGAGGGAATTAAATGACAAACAAAGAATATAAGAAACCATTATTTATGACAATGGGGTTTAAAGCTGCTGAAATTAATGAAGATAATGAAAAGTTAAAAATTGAAGGCTTTGCTAATACAACATCTAAGGACCGGCAAGGCGATGTAATACTTGAGGACGCCTGGAAAAATGGGGCATTATCTAATTACCTTAAAAACCCTATTGTTTTAGCATTTCATAATGCCGAAAAGCCCATAGGAGAAGTTGTAGAACATAGTATTACTTCTGCAGGTCTTCATGTTGTTGCAGAAATTAGTAAAGCTAGCGGAGAAATATATAATCTAATTCGAGAAGGAGTTTTAAAGGCTTTTTCCGTTGGCTTCAAAGTAGGGGATGCTGATTATGATACAGAGACTGATATATTTGTTATTAAGCAATTAGAATTATTCGAAATATCAGTTGTATCTATTCCGGCTAGCCCAGACTCAATTTTCTCTATTCAAAAGTCTTTGAATGAGGAAGAATATTTAGAATTCAAAAATTTATACAATAAAAATCAGGAAGACGCAATAAAAATTGCAGAACCTGATATAGGAGAAGAAAACGAGATGGATAAAGACAAAATCTCTATTACTACAGAAGAATTAAAGAAATTAGAAAAAGATGCAGTAGATAAGGCTATGGCCAAGAAAGCTGCTGATGAAGCCCGTGCAGCACAGACAACTGAAGTGATTAAGAACGTTTCTACAGAAGTTGTTAGCACCGCGGAGGAAAGAATACTGCAGGAAGTTGAGAAGAGATTAACTGAGAAAGAATCAACTTTGGAAGAAACTCTTGAAGGTTTACGTGCAGATCTTAAAGAAAAGAATGATGAAATTATTGCTATGAATAAGAGCAAGATGGAGTTCGTAACTGATTCTAGCAAGAAAGCTATTATTTCTGATACAGAAAAAGAAACTGCAGTATTAGCTGCTAAAATCATGGGTGTACCTTTAGATTCAACAAAATACTTTAAGGATGTAATTACTAAAGCTGGTGGTGCTCACGTACAAAGCTTGGGTGGATTAGATACTTCTTCACCAGAAGATTGGGAGAATTTATTCTCTACTAATCTTTATGAAGATGTTAAAGGTAAAACTATTATTGAACCAATGTTTTCTAATAGGGTTGCAATGACTTCTAGAACTTTAGTATTCCCATATAATCCAGACGCGGGGTTAGCAGAATGGGTACCAGATAGTCAGTATAAAACTGCAGGTACAGTAACAGATCCTAACTCAACCGGTGCTCTAGCTGGACAAACACATTTAGTTAAAGATAATGTTCTAAAAGCTGAAAAATTAGCTAGTAAAGAATTTATTGGCTATGAAGAAGAAGAGGATTCAATCATTGCTTTGACCCCAATTATTCGTGATGCGGTTATGCGTAGAATGGTACGTTCTACAGATATGGAGTTACTACGTGGTAATGTTGGTGCTGATTTGGGTACAGGTAATGGTTTAATTGATGGTATTTCTACATTAGCAGCAGATGCCGTTGATTATGATTATACTCAGCCAGGAACATTTGGTAGTGCTAATCCAGTAACTGTAGCTGATCTACAACAAACACGTAGATTAATGGGAGTATATGGATTAACTCCTGGCGATATTACATATATTGTAAGTCAGACTGTAATGTATGATCTTATGGATGATCCCGATTTTAGAACAATGGATCTAGTTGGGGACCGCGCTACTATTATTCGTGGACAAATTGGTTCTATTAATGGATCTCCAGTTGTAGTATCTGATTCCTTTGCTGCTTATGCAACAGGAACTGTACAGGCAGTTGCTCTTAATAGTTCTAACTACCTATTCGGTGAACTTCGTGGAATGATGGTAGAACGTGATAGAGATATTGTTAACCAAAGTAATGTTATTGTTGCTACACGTAGATTTGCCTTTAGTGAAATCGTACCTGCCGTAGATAATGGTGGCAGAAGTTCATGTGCTAACCTGGTAACTGCTTAATTTTTAGTAAGATATAATCTTACTAATTTTGGCTGTTTAATTTTGGCTTTATGTGCCGGGGCCCTCCGGTTCCGGCACTCTTTTTAGGATAATAATGGCAATACTTAATTTAAGAAATTATAAAGAGTATAAAAATATAGCAAGTAATTCAAAGGATGCTAAGCATACTAAAATTATTAATGCTGTAAATTCTTATATACCTATCTATTGTAATAGAAATTTTACAGATTATTATGCAACAGATAAAGTTGAATATTTTGATGGAACAGTTGATGAAATATATCCTAAAGAAATTCCTATAATATCTGTAACATCTCTTGAGTATTCTACGAATGCTGGTCAAAATTATTTAGCCCTAACTGAATATGCACAATTTAATATTGATTATAATTTAGATAGAATAGTATCTGTATACAGTCAATTTATAGATACAGCTTATCCAATAAATAGTTTAAAATTAACATATAAAGGCGGCTTTGAAGAATATCCAGAAGATATAGTTCAAGCCGCTGTTAGTTTAGTAGAATATTTTGATGAAGAAAATTATACTCTAAGAAAATCTTTAGCTGGAGCTAGTCAAGATAATGTTATAATACCAGATAAAACAGCTGTATTACCTCCTCATATTAGGAGAGTGTTAGAGATGTATCGAGTTATTGCTTTATAATGGCTAAAATAACCAAAACTAAAACTACAGTTAAAAAGACTACACAAGATAAAAAGAAATATGAAATAGCTCTAGAGGAAATTATTAAAACAATTAAAAAAGGACCGCCTGCCTTAAAGGCGGCGGGTATTACTAGTAATACTTTTAGAGATGTATTAAATCAATATCCTATACATTATATGCAATTAACTACTATACAAAAAGAACATTTAGATAATATAATAGCACTTAGAGAAGAAAGCTTAAGACAAAAGGAACATGCTAAAACACGGCAAGGGCTGGAAGAATTTAAGAAAGTAAAAGCTGGTGATGAGGGTGTAAAATTTAGAACTCTGAAAACCCTTAAAGAAGACTTAAATAAAACATTACCTGAATCTGAAAGAATAGGTGAATTAGGGCACACAAACTTGAGTAATGCAGGAATTTGGTATAGACTTCTAGAACAAAACTTGCCTGGGTTAGATGATGGTACTCGGGAATTAATACATAAATCTAAATTAGTATTGGATTCACTAGACGCAATTCAGCCTACTGATTATAAAATATTAAATATGTTAGGCGCTCAAAGTCAAACAAAAACTTCGAAAGCTGCAAATGTATTAGAATATGTAAAATTTTTAAATCAAAAACCCAATTATATTGAGCATAATTTAGAATACGAAAATATACAAACTGAAGGATTAGCCTCGACAAAGTTACATATAACTTCTCAAAGTACAGCCTTTAATAAATTAACAGGGTCGGCAGCTAAACATATTGGAGATGTAATACAAGGTTATAATGCTAAATTCACTACGTCTTTAGGAAAACATATACTAGGAAAAACGAATAACTTCCCGAATATAACTAGTTCTTTTGGTATTCTAAGGTATGTGGATGAACTTATATCTAATTTAATTTCGGGTAAAAAAACAAAGAAGGTAAATACAAAGAAGCGTAAATCTAGTAGAGAAAAGATTGGGGTTTTACCTAGATTAAAGAAAATAATAGCCAGATTCAATAAGGCGAAAATTAGGGAACCGTCTCCTCCGCCTCCTGAAGAGGAACTGGATTTCTTAGGGTTAATAGCTCTAATAAACCAATCCTTAGCTCAGCGGGTAGAAGATTTGATGGGCAAGTCAAAAGACCCACCTGTTAAATTAAGGTACCAAACGGGCAGGTTCGCTGAAAGTGCTAGGCTTTTAACTTTAACGCGAGAGCAGGCAGGGATATTATATGGTACTTACACTTATATGAGAAACCCGTACGACACGTTTTTACCAGGCGGGAGGCTCAATCCTCCTGAAGAGCGTAACCCGATGATTTACATAGAAGGGGCTGTTCGAGACTTAGCACAAACAATACTTAAACAAAGGTTCCCAGGAATACAGTTGGAGATGCAATAATAATGTCGAAAAGAAGTCAAATTGTGAATGCATTAGTAGAAAAGCTTAAAGGTATAGATGGCTCTACTGGATTTAATACAAATTTGTACAATAACGTGGAAAATCGTTTAAAATTCTGGGATGAGGTTAATGACTATCCTTCTGTCTATACTACTGTTGGGACTGAAACTAGAGAATACTTACCTGGGGGATTCAAGTGGGGCCACCTGCTTATTACTTTGCGAGTTTATGTAGATGATGAAAATCCACAACAGAAATTAGAACAAATATTTGAAGATATAGAAAACGTTGTAGATAGCAACGGAAATTTAGAATACAATACGAATATGTTCACGGAAGATATTAAGATACTTCGTATAGACACAGATGAGGGTTTATTAAGTCCGATAGGTGTCGGAGAGGTAACCCTACAAATAATGTACGACTTACAAACATAGATAAAGATCTAATGTAAAGAGACGTACAAAAGAAAGGAGATTAAATAATGGCACGATCACTAGCACGTAATACTAGTTTGTTTGCGACGTCCTTGGACGACACACTAACTGGTGCAACTAGTTTAAATACTTTTGAACTGAAGGTATTAGATGGATATAGTTTTAGTCAAGATGTAACAACACAAGAAGTGGGCGTAAACGAAGCAGGCACATCGCCTGTGAGGGGTACGCTCGGCTTTAATACTGCTCTTAATCCAGTAGATGTTAGTTTCAGTACTTATGTACGTTCATATTCTAATACGGAAGACACCAATGGAGATACTAGATCTGCAGCAGATTGTGTTGAAAGAATACTTTGGGCATCTGCAATGGGTGATCCAACATCTTGGGCTTATGTAATTGGAACAGATGTTGGCACAGGTCATGTTATAACAGCACAAACAGACAGTGCATTAACATTTGGACTGGGTGCATCTAATGTTAATGAATTACTATCATTAACTTTGTACTTTGTACTTGAACAAACAACTTATAAAATAACAGACTTTAATGTTTCAACAGCAGAAGTAGATTTTAGTATTGATGGTATTGCAACTATTAATTGGACTGGACAGGGATCGCGAGTTTTAGAAGCCCCGGCAGAGCATACAGCTATTGCTGCTTGGGATGCAGGGACTGAATATTTAGGAGTTCCAGCAACTACTACAAGTACTTTCTTACGTAATAAGTTAAGTACTATGGATTTAAAAGATAATGATTTAGCAACGACTCCAGCTATAGATGGAATTCAGCACTCAGTACAAACATATACATTAGGTACTGGTACTGTTTTAGAATTTGGGGCTCAAACACTTACAGCAGCTATGGTAGGAGGTAGAATTAGAAATAATACTGTAATTGCAGGTGATGCTGATGATATACGTGGGTGGGCAACTATTATTGCTATAGATGATGGTAATGATGAAATTACAGTGTCAGAAAATGTAGATGCTGATACTATTACAGGGTCTACTAAATGGACAGTTAGTAATGATGATTTAGATATATTTACAGCAGTTCAAAGTGCTGGAGTTGTATATAATATACCTATTACAGGAGCTACATTAACTCTAGAAAATAACTTTACTTACCTGACACCTGAGGAATTAGCTATTGTTAACTTACCTTTAGCAGGCTTTGCAGGAAACCGTGTAACAAGTGGTAGTTTGACCGCATATTTGAATACAGGTGCTACAGGCTCTGGTGGGTTGTTATCTGATATGTTAGCAAAGATTGAAGGCTCAGTATCAAATAACTTTGAAATTATTTTCCATATGGGAGGAGCAGCAGCAGATACTCCTAGGGTAGATTTTACTATTGCTCATGCGCAAATATCTGTTCCAACCACAAATGTGGAAGATATTATCGCTACTGAGATACAATTTAGTGGTAAGCCTTGGAGTGATTCATTAGAAGCAGGATCATTTGAGGATACTAATGAATTGGTAATTACATACGTACCACCAGCATAAACTAATAAACTAATAATAATAATACTATAAACAGAATGAGGGGGGTAAAACCCCCTCACTTTTAAAAGCAAAATTAAGGAGAACAAAATTATGGAATTAGCTAAACTTATAGTACCCAGCAAGACTGTCTGGGTAGAATATCCTGGATTGTCAGGCTTTGAAATTGAGCTTGCGTACTTGACCAGGGACGAATTGATGAAAATTCGTGATAGGTCTACGACCAAAAATTTCACCAGAAAAAGCAGGAAGGTTGAAGATGAAGTCGATAACGATATATTTCAATCTGAATACTTCAGGGCAGTAATAAAAAATTGGAAGGGATTAAGATACGAATATTTGCCCAAATTAATTCCAGTTGATTTATCTGAGGTAGAAGATTTAGAGGATGAGCTTGAGTATTCTGAAAAGAACGCTGAGGCGTTAATGCGAAATTGCTCAGAATTCGATGGCTTTGTAGGTTCTATATTGGAGGAGGTTAGTAATTTTACGAAGAGCAGTTAAATCTGCTCAACAAAAAATTACAAAACTTTTTTGATAATTCTGAGCTTAAAATGACTAAAGAACGGTATTTATTATTATGCGAACAGCTCGGCAATGAGCCAAAAGATAATGAGATCCCCGCCGAGTTTGAAGATTTTCCTTATACCGTGCAAACTGCTATAACTATATACCATATATTGAGTGATAGGTGGGATGGCTTTTCAGGAACTTACTTCGGAAAGGACTATTCGCTTCTACCATACTTAGTAAAGTTATATAGGATAGAAGATGAGTCTCAACTGCTTCAATTTTTATTATTAATAGATAGAATAATTATTGCAAAACGTTCAGAAGATCAGAAACGAAGAAATAAGAAAACCACCGGTAAAAAAAGTGGTATAAATATACAAGGGTGAAAAGGATAGCTTCCCTGCTAGTACCACTATTACTAGCTAGCCCTTATCTATAGTGGAGATATAAAATGGAAAAAACAAATAAAGAAATTATAACTGAAATTATTGAAGATTTAGAGCAAACAGAAGGGTTAAATTGGCCTAAAGCGCATAATGCAAAAGTATCAAGAGAAAAATTAATAGAATGCTGGTCTGAATATAGAGAAGGATCTGATTATAAATATTTTAATTATTATGGTAAGGGTGGTTTATGTAAAGTGTATAAAAATATATTTAGTAATATAAATAAAGAATCACGTAGTGAATTGTGGAAAACATATATTTTAAGACTTTATAATTATAAATATTGTAATATATGTGGAGAATTAAAAAAATTAGATGAATTTTACTTAGATGCAGCTAAAATATCTAAGAAACGTTGTCAATGTAAAGATTGTATGAAAAAATACAGAGAGAATAATAGAGATAAGAGTGCTACAGCAACTGCAAAGTACAGGGCAGCAAAATTACAACGTATGCCAGCATGGGCCAATTTAGAAGCTATAAAAGAAATATATATTAATTGTCCAGAGGGCTATCACGTAGACCATATAGTGCCTTTACAGGGAAACTTAGTATCAGGGTTTCATATAGAAAATAATTTACAGTATTTAAAAGCGGAAGATAATCTTTCTAAGAGTAATAAATTCAGTTTGGAAGATAATTTGGAATATTTACCTTATTTTCCTGCTAATAAGTTTGAAGTGTAAAAGTATAAAAAAGGAACAATATGACAACAGTTTCAGAACAAGAGTATCTGCTAAAAGTTGTGACTAAGGGATTAGGAGAAGCTGTAGCTGAAATAAAAACTTTAAATAAAAATATGGAAAAATCCGCCAAAGCTACAGGGAAGGCGAGTGAATCATATGAAACTCTTGGTGGCACAACGGATAAATATGGTAGAGCAATAAAGGGGGTAGGCCATTTAACCAACAATGCGACCAAAAGTTTTTCAAAAATGTCGCAAGGCATGCAATCGGGTCTAGTACCTGCATACGCGACCGTCGCCGCAAATGTATTTGCCCTTACGGCTGCATTCGGTGCACTAAGCAGAGCTGCTGATTTACAAATATTAATAGAATCTGCTGAAATATTGGCTACACAAACAGGTAGGTCGCTTGTTGGCTTAGCTAATAATATGAAGGCCATTACTGATGGTGCTTTATCTATGAAAGATGCACTTACAAGTGCATCTATTGCTGCATCTGCCGGATTTGACAATACTACTATTAAAGAACTTACACAGGTAGCTAGAAATGCTTCAGTAGCACTCGGCAGAGATTTAACAGACTCTATGAATCGAGTATTCAAAGGTGCTATAAAGGCTGAGCCCGAATTATTAGATGAATTAGGCATTATACTTAGATTAGAACCTGCAACTAATAAATATGCTGCAAGTCTAGGAAAGGCTGCTTCAGAATTAACAACATTCGAAAAGCAGCAAGCAGTTGTAAATGCAGTTTTAGAGCAAGGTCAAGATAAATTCGCTACCTTTGGTGATGTAGATACTAATCCATATACTAAATTAGCTGCAGCTTTTCAAGACATAGCTAATAGTTTAATAACACTTATAGCTACACCAATAGCTGGATTTTTAGAATTTTTTACTGAGAATACTACGGCATTAACTGCTGCAATTATTATATTTGCTAATAGTGTATTAAAAACAGCTATTCCTGCTTTAACTTCTTTAGAACGTAATATAACTGATGTTATAGATAAAGGTTTTGCTAAATTAAGTATTAGTACTGCTGTTAAGAAAATGAAAGAGGAGTTGGATGGTACTTTAAGACGCCCAGAGTTTGATAAAGGTATTCTAACTTCAATTGTAGAGGATGAAGTAAAGAATTTAGGAGAGATAGGAAGTGAAGCTGGTAAAGCTTTAGGAGCCGGTTTAACATCTATCTTAGATGATCCTTCTATTTCAGATAAAGAAAAATTTTCAAAAATTTACTTAAATGCAGATTCTGCTATTACAAGTTTAAAAAATAACACAGAGGCACTAGGGCAAGTATCTAAAGAAGAATTAGGAGCTATAGTTACTACAGCGGAAGCCGCTAAAGAAGCATTACGTAAAATGGGTGTACCTGTAAGTGTATTTAGAGAGCGTATTGCAGATTTGGGAACAATTATTAAAAAAAATATACCTTTTGCTGCAACTTTAGCAAACTCATTTAGTAATTTTGTTAAATTAACTAAAGCTGGTATATCTTCTGGATTTGCTGCAGGACTATCAGAAGGATTTAGCGGAATAACTAAAGCTGTTATACTAGCTAATTTAAAATTTGAAGAATATGCTAGACTTGGAAATGAAGTAGGTAAAACAAATCAATTTATAAATATTACTTTAATACGATTATCTGGTGTTTTTGGTACAGTATTAAAAGGTATAAATACTTTAATACCTATTATAGGTCAATTAACTATAGCTTGGTCACTTCTTAGCAGTGGATATTTATTTTTCTTAAATTTATTTAGAGATGAAGAAAAATTTGATAATATTACTAAAGCTTTTGAAGATCAAGAAAAAGCATTAAAAACAGCAGAAAAAGCAATTAAAAAATATAATATAGAATTAAAGCCTTTATTAGATACAACAGATAATGTAACTAAAAAACTAGAACTACAAAAAAATGTATTATTAGAATTAACTAATACTATGGAAGATTCTATAGATAATGTAAATGTTGAAGATTTTGGCTTCTTTGGTGCTGATTTAGATGATTTTACAGATAATATAGTAAAAATGTCAGATGCATTAAGTGATTTAGGTGCAACTGATGAAGTAAATGTTATATTAAGAGAGTTTAATAACTTAACAAACTTAAGTGCAAAAGAAGCAATAAAAGCAGGCAGAGATTTTGCTAATTTATCTAAAGAAATGTATAATTTAGCAGATGCAACTAATGAAGCTAATGAAGGACTAAAAAAAGCATTTGATGAATTACATAAAGGTTTTGAAAATATACAAGGAAGTTTGCCTACTCTAACAGGAATAGAACAAACATTTGTATCTTTATCAGAAATTTTATCTCGACAAGTATTTACTGATGCTATAACATTTGGATCAAATTTAGAAACTCTTAGGGCTTATGAAATAGAATTATTAGGAATTGGTGAGGCACAAAAGTCTTTATTAGCAATATCAGGAGCTTTAGAACATGTTGAAGGAGTAAGACAATCTCAAATAGAAGAAAATACCAAAAAAATAGCTAAGGAAGCAAAAGAAATATCTTCTATAACAAATATGTGGAAGCAAGGCGCAGAAGCGCTTAAAGCTTTAATGGATCCAGATATAACATATGAACATAGATCTATAAAGGTTATAGAGAATGAAACTACTGAAGCTACTAAAGCTATTGATGATCTTGGTAATTCTATAGAAAGACTTCGTAGAGAAGCTAAAAAAGATATTGAAATTATAACAAATGCAATAAGAGAATTAGTTGAAGAATTAAATTTATTAATAAATGCACAATTAGAATATTCTAGACAAGTTCAACAATTAGATTTTGAAAAATCTTTACCTGGCGTTAGTTTTGCAGAGAGTTTAAAATTATCTAGTAAAATAATGGATATAAATATAGCTAAATTAAAAATATTAAAAACACAAGCAGACTTAGTAAATACAGCAAATAAAAAGACTATAGAAAGTACAGAAGAAGCTATAAATAAGGTACAAAATCCTATAACAGATCATTTGGATTATGCAGAGTTTGCTAAACTTGAAAAAGATGCAGAAACAGCACAACAGACTAAGAATAAAGCATTAATAAAAGAGTTACAACTTAAATCTCAATTAGGAGATTTAGAACTTGAAATAAATAAAGTAAGAATTAATGAATTTAAAATGTTGAAAGGTTATATTATAGAGTTAGCCGCTTTAGTATCTAAAGGAATTTGGATCCCACCTGGAGCTCAAGAAGCTACAGCTAAATTAAAAGAACTTTATTCTCAAATTACAGGGTATAGTGCTGAGATATTGGAAAATAATTTTAAATCATTTTTATACTATAATGAGGCTTTAAGTAGAGTTAATGCTACAGCTTTAGGATTGTATAATCAAACAGAAGAAATAAAGCGGAGAACTGAAGCCCTTAAAGAGGAAAGTAAGGTTTTAAAAACTAATCTTACTATTTCAGATGATTTAATTGAAAGTGCGGTTAATTTAGAAATAGCAAGAACAGAAGCACAGTCAGATGCTCTTAAAGGAGCATTATATGCTAATAGGATACCTGGAGATGTAAGTAGCGGTCTTGCAATAGGTGCAGATAGTGATGAGCGCAAAAAATTAGGAGCAATTTTAAAGGAATTAGCTGTAAAAGAAGTTGAATTAGAAAAACAAAAAACAGCACTGGTAAATAAACAATTAGAACAAGAAAATATAAAAATTAAACTACAACAGGATTCTATAAGGTCTACACTTAGGGAAGGATTATTTATATCTAAAGCTAAAGAAATACAAATTAAACAAGAAGAAGAATTATTAGCTTTATCAAAACGTACAAAGGAATATAATACAGCAGGATATAAAGAACAAGAAAAACTTATAAAAGAAAGAGCTAAATTAGCATATAAAACAGATTTAAATGCAGATCTAGGAGCAGCTACTGAGTCAGCTAGAGAATTTTCAGATGTAATGGAAACATTAGCTGATAGGTTAGAAAATTTAGGAAGTTCAACAGATAAATTTAGGGCTGGATTAGTAGCTATTGCTGAAATATCTGTATTATCAGATTCAGAAACTGCAATTGGTTTATCTCAGTTAGCTATATTAACTGAAGAATTTGGATCTCAAACTGAAGAAGTTAGAAAAAGTTTTGAAGCTATGGCATTATTTGCTGCTGGTGCAGCAGGTGCATTAGCTAATGCCTTTGAAGAGGGATCTACCGCTGCAGAAACATTTCAAGTTATACAAACAGGTTTAGCATTAGTATCGGCTGTTAGAGCAGTTATGGAACAAGGTACTGGTGGTGATCCATATACAGCATTTGCTAGAATGGCTGCTATGGCTGCCGCTGCCGCTGCATTACTCAGCCAAATTAATGTCTCCTTTAGTGGGGGAGGTGGTGGATTTACTGCAGCAGAACCGGCAACTTTCCAAGATCAATTTGGAGCACAAGGTGCTCAAGGAATAGATTTACAAACTAATTCTCTAAGAGATTCTATTGATGCATTAGTAGATATAGATACAGATTTATTCGGTGTTAATAGAGACTTAAAGATTAGTATAGTTAATTTAAATAGAACTTTTGATGCTCTTGGTGCTGCTGTATTTAATCAATCTGGTGATTTCTCAGCTGGCAATATATTAGACCAATTTGGAATTCAGTTTGGTACTGAACTTAAAGGTGGATCTTTTGGCGGACTTTTTGGTAGTTCAACTAAGACAAATGAATTATTAGCTGCGGGTATTCAATTCGGAGCTACTATAGGATTAGTAGGTGATACATTAGGTGGTTCAATAATAGATGCCGATGCTTATATAACACAACAAATAACAAAAACTAAAAGTAGTTTCTTTGGTGGTAGTAAAACAAAAGTAAGAATAGAAACTAGTGTTTCAGAATTAGAACCAAGAGTTGGAAAAGCATTACAAGATGCTTTAGATATTACATTAGATACTTTATTAGGATTATTTGAATCTTTAGGTTCAGATATACCTAAATTATTGAGTGGGTTTGCCGGATTAGATATAGATGTAACAAAGTTAGATTTATCTGGTAAATCTGCTAAAGATCAGTCAGATACTATAGCAGCATTCTTTTCTAATTTAACAAATGAACTTATTGATGATTTAGTTCCAGGATTAGAGGCCTTTACTAAAGCCGGGGAAGAGCTTACAGATACATTAATTAGAATAAGTACAGAAACTCAAGAATTAAATACATCTTTTTCTACTATAGGATTAAAAATATCAGACTTTGGATTATTTGATAATATAGAAGAAGATTATAATACTTTTATTACTAATATACCAGCAGGTGTAGCTACAATTAATCAAGATATACAAGATCAAATAGATGCTATAGAAGCTACTAAATTTGTTCCGCCTGTTTTAGATACTACAGATAGTGGTTATCTTATAGATAATAAACGAATATTTGAAGCAACACTCAAAACTAAATCAGAGTTTGAAAAAAATAAACGAGAAGCAATTGCTGCATTAGAAGAAGATTTATATTCTATTACTAGTGCCGTTGTTCCTACTATAGAAGCTTTTAAAGTATTAACTTTAGCTGCATGGAATGAAGCATTTTTATCTGGTTTTGAAAATGTAGATGAAATGTCAGATATTAGTGAAAGATTTTATACTGCATTATTTTCAGAACAAGAATTAGCAGATATAGCTGTAACAAATGCCGAAGATGTTGTTGGTAAAGGAATAGCAGAATTAGCTGGTGTATTATATAAACAAGGATTTGGTGAGTTTGCAAACTTATTATCTGAAGATATGTCTACTGAAGATTTAAGAGATATCTTTGATGTTTTAACAGAAATAGGGGCTTTTGCTTCTGTAGAAGGTGCAGCACTACTTGGAATATTTGTTAGAGCTGGAGTAGCCGTTGGTGACTTAGAAATTGCTATAGAAGAAGCAGTTGAAGAAGTAAATAATTTAAATCAACAATATGAAAGACAAATTGCATTATTTGGTCTATTAGGGAAAGAATTAGATTTATTACAATTAGATTTTGATTTTGCAGATGCATTAACAGAAGCCGAAGAAACAGGTACTGATATAGCATTAGTAGAAACCTATTATGGATTAGAAAGACTACAGATTATAAAAGATTATAATGATCAAATATTAGCAGAATTTGAATCAGTATTTAGTGCAATTTCTGATAGTGTTTTATCTGTATCTAGAGATATATCTACTTGGGATGAGTTAGCATATCAAAGTGCAAAAATAGAAAAGATATTAAGTAAATTAATACCAACACTTAAAACTCCTATAAATGTACAAAGTTTATTACAAGCATATGATTTTGATGCAATATTTGAAGAGATATTTGCTTTTGAAGATATAATTACTCCAGAAAATATAAGTGAACAAATAACTTTAGTTGAAGATTTAAGAACTGCTGTAATTGCTAGATATGAAGCAGAAAAAGAAGCTATTAATGAAATTGAAGAATTAATAGAAAATTTAGAAGATTTTATTGGGGATATAAGTGATTTTATTGATAGTCTATTTGTACAAGAAATATCTCCAACAACAAGTTATGAAAAATTAATAGAGTCTGAAAGACAATTTAAAGAAGATCTTAAAAATATATATAGCAAAGATAAAGATATAGCTGCGCAAGCACGTGAAAATATACTATCTAGTGCTGAAACTTATTTAGGATTAGCTAATGAATTCTTTTCTATAGGAGATGGATTTAAAGAAATATTTGATTTTGTTGTAAAGTCTTTAAGAAGCGTAGAACATCTTACTGAAGGTAAATTAGGCAGAGTACAAAATAAAGAAGAAGACCTAGATGATATAGCAAAAGATACATTAGAACAATTAGGCGTATTAGATAATATTTTAGATGAATTAGTATCTATGAATGATATTGCTTTTGCTAATGAAGTTGAAGAAGCTGCTTTATATATAGGAGATGCTATTGGAGCAGTAGAAACTAAGTTACAAACATTAAATGATAGTACATGGGAACCTATATTACATATATTAGAAAGTATGGGTAGTTTTGAAGCAGGTGCAGAAAATGTAGAACAAAGTCAATTAGCATTTGTTCATAAAGGAGAAGCTATATTATCACAAAATAGTGCTAATTTATTACGTAGTGGTGAACTATCATTAATTAGTAAAGCCCCAGAACAGAGAGCAATTCAAGCAAACGTAGATAATAGTAATATTGTAGAAGCTATAAATATACTTACTCAAGTAGTAGCTGCGGGTAATGAAGAAAACTTAGAACAAACAGAAAAAATAGCAGAAGCTACATCTCTTATAAGTGAATATAAACCAATGAAAAGAGCTGTTTCTGTAGAGAGACTTATATAATGGGAGCAGTTGTAGCTGTTACAGATGTATTACCAGATATTACTAAAAATAGCGGTCCAGTTTGGTATCCTATAACCTATTTTACTGATAATGATGAAGATCCAGTAGGCGAAGGATTAGTATTAACTATAGTATCTCCCGCTCCTGTTGGTTGTACTGCTGTAATAGATGCATTAGGTACTAGTGTAGTAGTAACTCCTAATTATAATCATACAGGAGCAATAAGTTTTAATTATAGAGTTACAGATACGGAAGATGATAATGATGAAGTATCTGTAACTGGAACAGTAACTACAGAAGTAGTATTGCCTAATGTAGTATTACCAAATGAAGCTAATACAGAATGGTTAAGTAAAGATAATCATAAAATTGTTTTAATAGATGTTGCTTATCATGATGGTGAAACTGAAAAAGTAAAATATTTTAGTTCTTATCCTTATATAATGACCTTTAATGAAGTTCCTTATGTAAATATAATTGGTGAAACTATAAGTAATGTTGGTTATAATGATGTTATTATTAGGACTCCTATATTATCATCTCAAATGGATTCCTCAACTAATGCAGGATTAATTGAATTATTAAATGTTAATGCAGAGTTTGATGATTTATTAAATTATGCTTGGGAGGGTCATTCTATAGGTATTTACCTAGGAGAACCTTCATGGGCACGAGGTAGATTTTTACAAATATTTGAGGGTGTTGTAGAAACATTTACAGCTCCAAGTAGTGATTCATTAGCTATTAATATTATAGATAAAGCCGAAACATTAAATGTATCTATGCAAGATAAATTTATAAATACAGATGATGATTATCTTGGTACTTTATATGATAGTTCACCTACTCAACCAGTTTTTACAGGATTTACACAAGGAGAATATGATGGAAGAACTATACCAGAAGGTATAGAAAATTCTCCTGTACCTATATGCTTAGGTAAATGTTTTAATGTAACACCAGTTAATATAGACTCTAGTAATCATATATATCAAATACATGATGGTCCAATTGAAGAAATAACAGAAGTAAGAGCTAATGGAAATGAAGTGACTGATTATGAAGCTAATTTAGATATTGGATGTTTTAAGTTAGCAACATATGAATTTGATAATCCTACTATTACTTGCGATGTTATAGGGCAAGCTTCTAGATCTGCGCTAGCTCAAGTATTAGGATTATATCCATATGCTGTAACATTACATAGTGTAGCATATATAGTAGAATGGATATTATTAGAAAAAACTGCTGTTGTAATAGGTGATTTATGTACTACAACATTTCCTAAAACTGGTATAAATGGTTTTGAGACAACATGTGGGATATATATAACAGAGGAAACTTCTGTAGCTGATGCAATACGTGAAATAATGGATTCTATAAGTGGTTATTTAAGATTTTCTAAGCCACCAAGTATTGTACAATTACTAAGAATAGTAGATCCTAGTGATGGAGAAATAGCAAGTGCTGAACTTAAACAGGATCAAATATTAGAAAGAGGACTTTCTTTAGTTAATATAGAAATACCTAAAAAATCTATAAATTTAGGGTATGCAAAAAATTGGACAGTTCAAGATCCTGATGGATTAGCTGGAGTAGTAGTAGAGGATTTATTAGAGTTATATTCTAAAATAACAAAAGAATATCTTAATGCTATATCGGAAACAAGTATATCAAATATAGATGATTTATATCCATTGCTTAAAGAAAGCGAAGTTATAGGCACACTTATTTCAGATAATATATCTACAGATTTTTGGGCTCAAACAGAAGCAGATAGAAGAATGGGGCTTAGAGAAGTGAAAAGGTTTATTTATAGAATAGAAGCAACAGCTACTCCCTTTACTATAGCTGTTGGAGATATAATATATATAACTCATCCTAGATATAATTTTACTGATGGGAAACATGCTCTAGTAATTGGACTTGAAGAAGATCCTATAAATAAAAGAGTAACTTTAGAGGTATGGTTATAATGAGTAATGCTAGATTTTTGTTACAAAATTATTCTGATAAATCAACATTATATTCATATCTTCATGATTATAATGAAATAGCAATATCTAATGTAAGCGTAGGATCAGTATCTGATGTAGGTATGCTAGACTATACAAATTTTACTTTTATAACAGATACACAAGGTGATGCAACAACTAAAGAAGAATCTAGAATTATAACTAGAGCAGACGTTGCAGGGAATTTAGCAGGAAATTGGTTTTCTATACATACTCCTACAACAGATCCATATTTTTATTATTATGTTTGGTATAATAGTGGGGCTACACAAGAGCCAAATCATGGAAGCTCTCCAATTGGTATAGAAGTTTTATATGAAGCAAATGATAATGCTAATATAATTGCATATAAAACAATGATAGCAATGTCTGCAATACCAGATATATTAATAAATACAGGTGCTTGGAATACACTCTTAGTAGAAAATACACAAAATATTGTAAAATCTAAGGTATTTCGTACTATTAATGAATCTGATATAGAAATATTTGGTCAATTATCATATGCATATGATGTTTCTGCAATGATTTTAGCTAGACATAATTTTACACTATTTACTAGATATAGATTAAGATTGTTCAGTGATTATGCTGGTACAGCATCTAATCTATTATTTGAATCAAATAATAGATTAATTGAAACTGGAGAAATAGGATCAGATTTATTTGGTTGGGGTGAATTTGTTTGGGGTAATGCTGCATGGGGTGGTGATAAAGCTAAAGATCCTGCAGATGTTGAATTTACTCCTGCACCTAATTTAGTGTATTGGTTAGATCAAGTAATTTCGGATGTTAAATCTTTTAAAATTAATTTATCTATAACTGGTAGTATTAGTGGAACTAGTCCTTTATATGTAAATAGAACTGATATTGATTGTCATACAGCAGCAGTAGATGCGCATAGTACAGGATTATCTGATGATATAAAATTTGTAAATAGAACTGATATCCCTAGTAATGATGTTATAATAGAAGCTAATGATACAGGAAATTATGATATTATTCCAGATGCAATAGCACAAAATTTTGAAATAGGTAGAATATTTTTAGGGAAATATATAGAAGTACCTTATAATATAGAATTAGGTCATAATTTATCTTGGGAAGAGGATACTAAACAATATAGATCTGATGGTGGAACATTAAGATCAAATATAGAGGTTCCATATAGAAAAGTAAACTTTATATTAAGTGCTGTTCCAGAATATAGACGTGCAGAATTACAACACGGATTTAGAAATGTTGGTATGAGAAGAGATTTCTTTATGTCTTTATTTCCTGAAAATGCTAATGAAAATAAAAATATAGATTATAGTGGAGTAGTAAAATTAATAAAGGCACCAAAATATGCAGAATTTGCAAATAATTATTTTACCTCTAAATATGTAATGGAGGAAATATAGTGACTAAGGCAAGATTTCTATTAGATAATTTTGGTGATAAAGCTACTATATATTCTTATCAATTAAATAGCATAGTAGATATTAGTAATATAGATATTGGAGCAGTAACAGAAGTTGGTGATGAAGATACAACATCATTTGAATTTTATAATATTGTTGTAGGATCCGAATACTTATCAAATAGAACACAAATAATAACTACTGCAGATGTATCAGATAGCTTAGATGGTACATATTTTACTATAGATACACCTACTGATACTTATTATCTTTGGTATAGTACTAATGATTCTACAACTGTACCTACAGTATCTGGAGCAATTGGTATTAAAGTAAATATTAATACTAATGATTCAGCAACTATAATAGCAACTAAAACTAAATTAAGTTTATATACTATTAGTGATTTTTCTGTTGTAGATGGATTTACTAGTGATGAACCGATTAATAATGTACAAAATTCTTTTAGAAATTCATATGCTAAATCAGTAAATAATACTAATATAGAGATCGTAGGAGAATTTGATAAGTTTAGACCAATTTCTTGTTTAGCAATAGGAAGGCATAAATTACCAATTAATACTAGATATAGATTAAGATTATATAATGATGCAACTGGAGAAGATAGATATTTAAAATATGATACAGGATTTTTATTAGTAGAAACTGACTTAACTAACTTGGCAGAAGAATTTGATCCTGATGTTACATTAGTTACTTGGCTTCCTGATATAATAGATAGTATTATTTATTTTAAATTAAATTTTTATATTGAAAATGAAACACTTTATTATACAAATACTAATGCTTCTATTCCTGCAACTAATTCCTCATTCATAGATACTAATGATGCTAATACTAATGCAGCGGAAGATATTTCATTAGCAGAATATTTTGAATTTGGTAGGCTATTTATTGGTAAGTATACAGAAGTATTATATAATTTATCTTATGGACATAAATTAACTTGGGAAGAAAATACTAAGCAATATAGGCCTGGATCTGGAACTTTAAGATCAGATAATAGAGATCCATTTAGAAAAATAGAATTTAATTTATCTACTATACCAGAAGTAGATAGACCAGAGTTACAACAGGGATTTAGGACAGTGGGATTAAGAAGAGATTTTTTTCTATCATTATTTCCAACAGATGATAGTTTAGATAAACAAGAAGACTATAGCGGTATAGTAAAATTAACGAAGGTACCAATATTTACAGAATTTGCTAATAATTATTATACTTCTAAATATATAATAGAGGAGGTATAAATGGCAGCATATACACAATGGATACCCTCAACAGGAGAATTAGGATATCCTGCACTAATTAGTGCATTTATGGTTCAACTTGAAGAAGATGTTACAAATTTACAGACTGTACAACTACAGAAAATGCCTAAATTATCATCAGGTACTGCAGGTGATCTAGTAAAAATAAATAGTGTATTAGGAGTTGAAACAGCAAATATAGTTGCACATGATGTAGTAACTAAAGATGCTTCTTTTTTAATAACTGATTATATACCTAAAATTTCAGGAGCATCAAGTATAAACTCTTCTCTTATAAATGTAAATGATGTTGTTGAAAAATCAGGTAGTTTAGTAGAAGGAAATTCAGTTGAAGTAAATGGTAGTGGTCAAGTAATTAATAGTAGTATTCCTGCAAGTGCTTCTATAATTGAAGATACTCATGTATCTATAGCAGGTCAATGGGGGTCGGATTTTGATACTGGTATTGGAACAAATTGGTTTGCTTGGGGAATATTAGGAATTAAAAAAAGTGATGAAACTGCCCCTTCTCTTATAGAAGCAAGAGCTGTAGATTCTTCAGGGTATATACAAATATTACTTGGTAACTATACAATTACTACTAAACCTTCGATAGGTAAGATAAGAGTTAATTTGGTACATTCGGATGGAAATGATTCATACTCTGTAAGATTATGGTATCAAAAAATTACTGATCTTACTACAATATAATGCCTACTTTTAGTAATACTTCGACCAAAAGATTATCTCAATGTGATGAGAGATTACAGTTATTATTATATGAAGTAATAAAGTATTATGATTGTAAAATAATAACAGGTCATAGAACAGAAGAAGTACAAAATGAAAAGTTTGAATTAGGACAATCTAAAGTTAAATGGCCTAATAGTAAACATAATTCACTACCTTCTAAAGCTGTAGATGTAGCTCCTTATCCTATACCTAAAGATTGGGGAAAGGAATGGAAAGATAGAGTTAAGTTTTATGAGTTAAAAGCTATTCTCTTTTATGAAGCTGCTAGAGCAAATATTAAGCTGCGCTTCGGCGGTGATTGGGATATGGATACTGATTATCATGACAACATATTTGAGGATCTTGTGCATTTTGAAATAGTAGAGGAATGAAGGATTAAATATGAAACCCTGGGATGAAATAGAAGACGATATTAAAGCTCATAATACTGAGCATTGGGATAGGTTTAAATTTACTGCTGCCCAGCTAGGACATGCATGGGAAAATTTGTTCGTGGAGAAATGGCGAAGTAAGGCTTGGCCAGATCCACAACGCTGGGGCGAATTAATTATGATTTTAGTTACTTTAATACTAGCCTTAGCAATGCCGATACTAGGACCGATAGCGTTATTTATTGGTTTTGCTATTGGAGGATTTAATGAGTAAACTCAAAGATTTAGCTAAAACCGTTGCTAAGTATGCGCCTCTGCTGGGAAGCCTTCTTCCTGTCCCTGGTGGAGCAGCGATCGGTGCTGTAGTTGCTTCTGCGTTTAATGGGGATGCGGATAAACCTGATGAATTAATAAATTTAGTTAATGCTGACCCGAACGCCGCGATTAAGCTAAGAGAAATAGAGTCTAATAATAAGGTAGCCCTGGAAGCTCTAGCTGTAAAGCAGGCTGAGAATGCGCTTGTAGCAGATACTGCTAGGATCGAGTCTGTGAATCTTACTATGCGTGCGGAAACTACCGCCGGTGATTTATGGACTCGTAGGTGGAGACCAGCGTGGGGGTTCACAGCTGCAGCAGTTTTTGCTTTACAAATGGTAGTTATATTTTATGCCGTAGTCTTTAAGACTTCTCAGGCTTCAGCTATAATATTAGCAATCGCTGGTCTTGATATATTTTGGTCTGTTCCCTTGGCGATCTTAGGAATCAGTGCTTTTCATCGTGGTAAACTAAAAAGAACACTCGCTGGAGAAAAAATACAACCTCTTATAAACTTAGCTAAGAAATAAAAAAGGGCCGCGAGGCCCTTTTTATTTAATCGCTAGTAGTACTAGCTGTATATTTGTATATATCTGCAGTATTTGCAGTAGACTCTACACTATGTTTTAGTAATTCTTCACTCCACCAGTCATTCCCAGCTTGATGTCTTGTATAATATGTGGTACCGCCGCTATCATATCCAAGCATAGTTATTATACAGTTAGTATAAAGTGGTGTATCTACTCGATCGTAGAGCTTATATCTATAGGTTATATTCATTCAATTTTTCCTTTATTAAAATAATATTTCTCCTTATCTAATTGGACAAGTTCCCGAAGAACATTCCATACTTTCTAGCTCCTCAAGAGATTCAGTCCCATCAAAGTTAATTTCTATTATTTCATTAATATACGTTTCATACTTTTCTTTGGTTACAACTTCCTGAGGCAAATAATTGAATCCCAGGTCTTGGGCTGACATAGTAGGGTCTGTTCTAAAAAGGAAAGATACTCCTATATAGTCATTCCAATTGGTTAACAACCATTCTATTATTAAATCCTTTTCTTCAATATCATAACTAATAGTATTAGAAACATTTTGATCACACCAGTTCCGCATGTAAAATTTATAGCGTTCTAATTGTTCAATAGCAGATTCTTTATTTACTTCTAATATTTCTTTAATACCATTATTTCTTTCTACAGTTACTTTAGTAAATTCTATATTATCCCATTTTATAGGAAAGCATATTAATTTACTAGTAGTATCATTTGGATTATCTAATGTTCTATAATTTGCTTGCTTTAATTTACTAACTAAAGGATCATGCTTTGAGAAATTGATCCAGTTAAAAATATATTTTCCAAGTGGAACATGTATTCCTTCAGTTGTAGACATTAGTTTTGATACTGTATTATGAGATTTAATAGCTCCAGCATAGTACCACGGCTCATTTTCTACTTCTATATCATAAGTTTCTACTTTATTTTCTATGTAATCTAAGGAAATTACTTTACCCTTATGTTTAGTAATAGATTTATAATTTTCAAAATGCCAATCATTTTTACATTTTAATATTTTATTACTATTTTCTTGTAATATATTAAAAGAATCTTTATTTATATTTATATTAGAAGTTAACAACCACATATGTTTTTTATATTGAAAACTATTACCTTTTGTATTTAACGATCTTCCTATGCCTAATCCAACTGCCCAGCATACTTCTTGAATATGTTTAGCAAATCTATCTTGTGATGTTGATATCATAAATCTAGCTAAATTATTTTGTATACTTATACATCCATCACTATCTATTAATCCGGCCAGAAAAGAAATAATTAATTCACTAGACTGCCTGACTTTTTTTGGTATATAATTTAAATCATTATTAATATCATATTTATAAAAATTATTTTCTATAATCCAATTATATAAATTTTTACATCCTATTTCTAATACACTAGCATTTCTATCTCCTGAGGCTTTATGTATTTTTGATATTATATTAAATTCTGCATATAATATTTTTTTAACTTTTTCTAAATTATATATATGTTCATCTATAAATCTTATTTTGTATTTTTCTGGAGATAAAGAGCCGTCCCCCCATAGGTAACCTAGTAGCCAAGATATATTTTTGTTAAGAAATTTTGGTTGTTTTATTTGTGTTTGACTATTATTAATATTGGTTTGTTGAATTAAATTTAGTTTAACAGGATTTATACTATCAAAAGCTTTATTATGTATTTCTATAAAATCCTTACCTATTTGTAAATCTTTAGTTTTTACCCACTGTGGTTTAAATTTTTTAGATGGAAGACTACTTCCTGGTCTATTTCTTCTATGTATCCACCATTTATGTTCCGGTGTACATTGTATTTCCATTCCTAAGCTTAACTTAATTTTTATAGTATTACTTAATCCATTTTTAAATTTATGTATAGTTTTATTTGTTTTATTATTTTGTGGTATAGTTAAACATAATGGTTCCCATGTTTTATCATTTTCATTAAATAATTCATCTAAAATAAATAGACCCTCTTTAGTAGTTAATAATTCTGAACCAATTCTACAGCCACTAGGTTTAAGTGTAGTAACATTTTTAGGAAAAGGTGTATCTAATTCCTTAGCCATACTTCTTGCAGCAGCTACTGCACAATAGCGCATATTCTTTAAATCATACTCATTTAAATCACTTCTTTCAGCAATGCCTGTTAAAGATACTCCACATAATCTAGTAAAAGATTGATTTAAGTTCCAAGTTTCCTGTAGGATTCCATCTTTTAAATCTACACATGTTTGTCTGTAATTCGATCTTGATAATAATTCAATAGTTTTATATAACCCTGGCATATCATTTTTATATTTTGAAACAGGAATTTCAACCAAATTGCAAAAAGAGTGGGATGAAAGTAGAATTTCCATACAGGGATTTCCTCCACTAGCAAAAGGAGCCCTTCTCTTCATATTCTCTGCATTAAGAAATCCCGGTTCACTACCTCCAGATTCTATCATTATGTCAAATATATCTGATAATTCTTCTTTAGTAGGTTTATTCCAAAACATTAATGAATTATTAGACTGTTGCCTATGTAAATATTCTTTTTCGAAGCATTTTTCTTTAAATTTAGAAAACTCTCTCCATTGACTACTTCCATAATCTACAAATGTTATTATAGCAGATCTTCTAGAACTTAATACACTACCCAGTAAATCAATTATATCAATAATATCTAATTTTGTTAATATACTTCCAGCCCTGTTATTTAATATATTAAATATTTTAGGGAATGCTATAGCTAATTGAGCATCCCCACTAGAAATCCAACCATATCCTTTTAATCTATACCCAGCTCCTCGTATTTCACTAAGATCAATAACTAGTTTATTTACTTTATATTTTCCAGCTAATAACTTACCTATAGATTTAGACCAGCTTTGTGCGGAATCGCCAATACGTATAACCCAAGTGCCCTCACTAACATATTCTTCATTAATTTCAATACCTTTATCATCTGGTGCTCTAGTTGAACGAATAATTTCTAATTCTTTTATAGTAGTTCTAAACCCTGTTAGAGTACCTTCAATTGGTTTTATTCCTACGCCACAACCATTTAATAATAACCAAAATAAATCAACTATATCATATATCGTTCTAGCTTCTGCAAAACTACAATTAAATAAACTAGATTCATGTTTCTTTCCAACATCTGTTCCTCCCAGCCATAACTGCCTCCCCGAAACTATTCCACGTCTTTCTAATATAATATTTCTTAATTCTTCTAATTCTAATTCTTGTTCTTCATTAAGTTGAATCCATTCTAGCATATCTTCAGTTATATCACCTAGAGGCATTCCTCGAAGTATTTTATGGGTTAGTGCTCTTTCCCATAACCATTTTTGATGTTGTATAACTCTATCTATAGTTTCTTCCCAAGTTTCAAAAACTGTATCATCTTCAATTAATGGCCTACTATAGGTTCTTCTATATACTATTTCACCTCTAGCTTCATTTGGATTCATTTTTATCCTTGGATTTTTTATCTTCTTGTATGTGTATAGCAGCTGCTGCTTTTTTGCATGCTGCTAATGTTTTATAAATACACTTCCCCTTTTCTCCATATTTCCATTTATTACCACATTTAATACACGGCATCTTTATTCTCCATATATAACAAGTCTTGCTCGTTCTTTTAGTAAGTGATTAAGTTTTTCAACTTCTTTTTTAAGAGTTTCTATCTGCTTTTCAAGTAACGCTATCTTTCGCCCTTTCTCATCGTTCATGTGTTGCAGAACTCGATTCTGTTCCATTACACCATGGACATAGATATCATTGGTTGTTAATGGGATAGTCATTTGCCTCCAGAACTTCCAAAGCCATCTTCACCTCTACTAGAGTGAGGCAAGGCTTTAACTATTTCAAAAGGAGAAATATTTATTGATGCAATAATTAATTGACAAAATCTATCATATTTTTCAATAATTAAATCTTCTATACCATCGTTAACTAACCAAACTATTATTTCGCCTCTATAATCTGCATCTATAACGCCGACTACATTAGCTAATCCTACTCTATATTTAGTGCCTAATCCACTTCTTGGAACTATTAAGCCAGCGCACTTAGGTGGTATAGCTATTCTTACTCCAGTATGCACTTCTTTCTTTTCGCCAGGGACTAATGTAAATGTTTCTTCATTAGCTCGTAGGTCCCAGCCAGCATCAAATCTATGCTCTTTAAATGGTTTACATTCTTTATTTTCTAATACTATTCTAGTCATTATTAAAATTTTCCTTTATATTAGTTATATTATCATCGCCTATAGCATCTTCACAGTATGTTACTAAATCCATTAATTCATAATTTAATAAAATTTTATCATTAAAAGCATTTAGATTTTGTATATGTTTATATTTACTATCTATTGGTAAAGCACTATAAATATCATAAGCTGAACCATACATATTTATTAGCCCAAGAGCTCGTTTCGGCCCTATACCTTCTACTCCTGGTATATCATCACCTTTGTCTCCCGTAAGTACTTTCATACTTATATGTTCGTCTACTTTATAATCGTAGTGCTCGCTCCAATTTTCTTGTGTAATTTCCTTTCTAGTTACATAAGAAAATCTAGATACATTTTTATTTACTAGCAGATCCCAATCACGATCTGAACTCACTAGCCATATATGATTATAATCCCTTTTATGCCTATTTACTAAATAAGCAGCTATATCATCAGCCTCAACTCCTTTATATCTAAAAGTTGCATAACTATCTCCTAATTCTTTAAAAGTATTATTAAATTCTTCTAAAAATTCTTTAAAAGCCGTTTCTTCTTCTTGAGTTTGTTTTTCTTGTTTTATTTTTCTACTTTCTTTATATTTAGGATATATAGCTTTTCTATAAGAAGACCCACCATCTCCTAATACTATTATATCTCTAGCTTGATAAGAATTACCTAATGATTGTACTGTATTTATATAGTCTTTTCTATAATTCTTTTTATTAGCCCAAGCAAATCTAAAAGCTAAATTAAGCCCATCTACAATCATTAGATTATTAAAGCTACTTCTATTATACCCTTTTGCATTTACAAAATCCATATTATATTATCCATTGTATATCCTCATGTTTTATCCAATCTTCTAATTTAGCAATAAAAACTGGTTTATTACCCCAAAGTGGATTATAATTTTCTGTAATAAATGAAAATGATACTTGTCTATATTTATTATAAGATACAGCTGACCCCAGAGCATCTTGGGTAAAGACTACAAAATATTGTGACCTGTCGAATTTAAATAATAAAAGAGGTAGCCTATCCACCTCTTTAGCTTGACGAAGTGTTTGTGCCCACCATTTTAATAACTGCGGCTCCATATCTGTTAGTATCTTAGTATTAAACTGAGATTCTTTATAATGTTTTACTTCTACACAAAACTTATTTTTACAATCCGGTAAATATAGATCTCCTTTCATTTTGTGTGCTTTATTTAAAGCACCAGAGCTTGGAGTTCTTTGCCAGTCTAGCCCTGTTAATTCTATCAGTTGCTTTTTAGCAGCTGCCTCTGCACGATACCCTTTTGCTTTACTATCAATCATTTTTCTATCCTTGATATTTTATTTTCTTTTATTACATTAATCTTAGGTATTAGAGGATGAGAAAATTCATGCGAAACTAAGAAAGTATTTAAATCTGATTCTTTATTTAATATTTCTATTAATTTATCTTTACCTTCTTCATCTAAGATTCCCATTATCTCGTCCAGAAAGAGTATATTTAGTTTTGTAGAAGATATAGCAGCCATTAATTTTCTAATAGCTAGTAGTGTACTAGCATTTATACGAGCTAATTCTCCAGCAGATAATTCTTCTATTTCTATAGTTATTCCATCGTCTAATATATTTATGTTTAATTTATCTTCTTTTAGTACAAATACTAATTGAAATCTACCATTAGAAAATTCAGTTAAATATATATTTATTTGTTTTTCTAAATCTTTTATTAAATACTCGACTTTATAATTAAGTAGTCCACTAGGACTAAAGGCTTTCTTTAAAAGATCGATTCTATTACATAAATCTGTGTATTTAGTTACATTTTTATATAATTCTGTTAGTTGTATATCATAATCAGCTAATTGTTCTTTTATTACTTTAACTTTTGAGTTATGTGCACTTATTTTGTTATTTTGTTCTGATAATTGTTTAATATTTATTTGTGTAAAATGTACTTCATCTTCTAATAATCTAATATCTTCCAATAATTGTTGTTCATCAATTATTTCATTTGGTATATCATCATGAATTAAAATAGATAATTTAGATAATTCATTTGATATTTTATTTCTATTATCTACTATTTTCTTAGCTTCTGCAGCATTTTCTATTTGTATTGCTAAAGCGGACATTTCATTATTTAATAGTATTAAATCATCATTTATACTATCTATTTCTTTTGTGTATCTTTCTAGAATGTTATTTCTATTATCTTCACTTATTGGTTGAAGACAAGTATGGCATACATCTCCTAAAGAACTAATTTTATTCTTATTTGTTTGTATCGCTCTTATTTCAGACTTTTTCTCTATTGTTTCTTTTTGAATCTCTTTACTTCTTGCTAGTTCTTCTGATATATTTGGTACAACAGTTGTATCTGACAAAATATTAAGATCGAGATTATTTCTTAGTTCTTTAAATGAATTATTATCGTTTATTTTTTTATTAGTTTCTTGTATTGTTAGTTTTTGAACTTTTAAATCCGCTAATTTATTAATATCTTGCTTATTTATAATAGGAATAATTTTCGGTGTTTTTAATTCTAAGTCTTCCTTAGAATATTTATCTATCCATTCTTGGATAGTATTTACTTGCCCTGTAATAACTTTTAAATCTGAATTAACTTCTGTGAATATTTTTTTGAATTTTTCATGTATATCTAAGTATCTATTTAAATTAAATAAACCTATAAGAAATCTTTTTCGCGTTACATCTGTAGCAGTTAGAAATTCTAAATTAGAAGTACTGCTTTGATACATTAGCTGAGATAAAGTTTTATGGTCTTTTCCTAATATACTTGATATTGTTTTATATGTATTAGTAGAACTATGAGAAGAAATATCTTTTCCATTTTCAAATAATTTTAATGATAAAGTTGACTTTCTATTATAGTTAATTTCATACTCATTATTATGTTGAGAAAAAGTTAATACAGCGGATATGGGTTTGTTAATATATCTATTAGCTAGTTGTGTCTTCTTTTTACCCTGAGAATTCTTACCATATAAAATTTCTTCAATTATTAAGGGTATCGAGCTTTTTCCTGAACCATTTACCCCTGTAATTTGTGTTAGCGGATATTCTGCCAGATTTATATAATTATCTTCCCCGTAGGAAAACCAGTTACTCCAGCTCAAAGTTTTTAGAATAATCATTGAATACCTTTAATGTTTCTTTTAAATCATTTTTTGATAGATTTAATATTTTTGTGAGATAAAGTTCTAGTTCTCCAACTAGACTTAATTCTTTAAAATTAAGTGTTGCTTCTGAAGTTTTATTAATTATTTTCTTATCTATTATTGATAAAGATGTATCTATATTTTCTAATTCTAATAGATTACCTGTAATCTCGTAGATTGTGTGATCATACTTGGTCTTAATTATTTCACTTTCTTTATCGACGGTCTTCCGTAGTAACTGAGGTAAGCCTAGATCTATCCATTCATGCTGCATAGTTTTAGTATCAAATATGATTACACCATTTTTTATTTTCTCTCTGTGGAAGGTAATAGATAAAGGACTTCCTGGATATAAAATATTTCTTTGAGAGTTAGAATAAGAATGTAAATCTCCAGCTAGTACAACATTCCATCTTTTAAACAAGTCTAAATCTACTTCAGCAGTTACATGTGGCGGAATGTTACCTCTTACGTGTGTACATAATATATTATTATGAAATTCTTTGGGATTGAAGGTTTTTAAATGCGTATAAGGTATTATATCTATGTGTTCTACCTCAGCTATACCATGTACTATATGTGCATTTTTATTTGTTTTATTTGTTACTAATTCTAAGTGCTCTAAGAAAGTATGCCCTTTTCTGGTTGCACAATGATTCCCATCATATATAAAAGTAGGAATACTAACTTCGCTAATAAACTTAAAATATAAGTTTAATTCTTCTGGTTTTGGCACATTATCAAATATATCTCCACCTAGAATTTGTAAGTCGCATTCCTTTTCTAATTCGTGTAGCTTTTCAAATAATAAATTGTATCTATTAATCTGCCAATTTTTTGGTATGTTCTTTTGCCCTAGCTTTACGTGCCAATCCGCGCTAAAGAGTATCTTCATAAATTCTCCATAATAAATAGAGACCGGCCGCTAAGCCGGTCTCCCTATTAAGTACTATTTAATTTAAATCAGAAATTGCTTCTGCATCAACATTAGATTCTTCTTCATCATGAATCCAGGCTTGTTCAATAAAAGCCCTTTGCTCTTCAGGAGTAGGTCTACGAATATACTCATCAATGGATTTCAGTTCTGCAATAGTAGCCCGCTCTTCTTCATTAAGAGGACGCTTTTCTAAGCGAAGCTGTAAAAGCTCGTACTCTACGTTAAAAACTGCACTTCCAGTCTTTTTCTTGTTTACAATAACGTCCCAACCTTCTTCAATATCTGTCGGATCTCCCAAGGTAGCAGCAGCACTTTGTATTTGATCAAATAACTTTTTCTTAAGCCCGCAAAGCTTTAATTGTCCATCTTTAGGATCGATAACTGCAATTACATAGGACCAGACACACTTATCATCTGGAAAGTAGTGTCGAAACCAATCTTTCTCTAAGTTATCAAACTCCTCTTTTTCTCTATTAAAAGACAGACATTCTACCGGAATACTATTTGTCTTTAGTTTCTTCCAATAAGCGTATCTAGGTAATAACTTACCCACCATTCTAAATTGGTTCTCTCCGAATTCAAGCTTAATGTATTTTAATCCACTCTTCTTTGCAGAACCGTGCGCTTCACCAAATTGTACACCCATAATTAATCTCCTTCCTCTTCATAATAAAAATGAATATTATTGTCATCTATATTTAGAATTCTATTTTGTTCTAGCTGTTTCAAATTATAAGTATTATCTAATTTCCATTTCTGGAGATAATTGACTCTACCTTTTGTATTAAAGTATGTGAAAATATCTCTTTTGCTAGCTAAGTCTAAATAAACATACTGTTCTGTAGGCGTAGCATTTTCAACATTCTTTATAAAGTTATCTATATTTATTAAATAACTATTTTTTTCTAGTTTACTAGTAAATATCTCTCTAGCCCAGTTTTTACTTTTACTATTTAAATAATCATACATCGCACCTTTTAATACATAACAATTAGATAAGTACTCTAATATTTTATTTATATCATTATTTGTATACTTCTTTATATTTTCCCAATTATATCTAATCATATCCTTTTAACCTTCAAGCCTTGCTCGGCATAGAAATTTAATCTTTGTACCATTTGATTTTTACCCGTATTACCACTAAAGGCTATATCAATTACTTCTGGTGTAGGTTTATTAGGTACTTTTCTACTTATCCTACCTAAAAGCTGTTCTAATAGAGACCTGTTGTTTATAGGTGTAGCCATTATTAGAGAGCCTAATATAGGAATATTCACGCCTTCTGCGAATATCTTTTGTGTGCCTAATATACCGTCTTTATTACTATTAATAAAATTCCTATTTGTAGTTTTTCCAATTATTAGCATAAAATTTTCTAATATATGAGAGCAATCTTCTAAAAATTCAATCCTATCTGCTACTGTTAATACTTTAAATCCTCTCTTAGCTTGTATATGTGATAGATTTGTTATTAACTCAATATAATCTGGGCTAGTATATATTTCATTTAATTTAGTAGCCCAAGGTGTCTTATAGCCAATATTAAGTTTAATATCTGTTTCTACTAAAAAGATTTTAGGGTCCATTCTATTAGTATCAATAGGTTTTAATTCTTTAAGGCCTAAGTAATCTTTTAGTAGTACATGTCTACCATCTTTCCTCCAAGGAGTAGCTGTCAAACCTATTTTATATCTACATTTAAATTTATCAATTACTTCTTTAAATACTTTAGCAGGAATATGATGACACTCGTCTACGATTACTAAGCCAAAATTATCTTTAACTAAGTTAATTTTATTTTCTATAGTTTGCTTCATACCTATAACTATAGGAGCATCTAAATTAGATAATTCTCCGGCACCAATCTTACCTGGTTCAAATCTTAATGTCTTTTTTACTTCATTAATCCATTGATTAAGCAACATTTTAGTGTGTACTATAATTAATGTTTTCTGCTTAAGTTTTGTAGCTATAGCTAAAGCAGTAAATGTCTTCCCCCAACCTGGATTAGCTATTATTAAACAACTATCCTCTACCTTATCATAAACTTCTTGTTGGTCTTCACGTAAAGTAAAGGTAAAATCTGGAAAGGTAATTGGCGCAAGAGTGCGTTTATCCACAATTTCATATCTATCAGGTATTAAATCTACTCTACCAACAGGTATTGTTAATATATCTTTATTAACCCTTGTTACTTCGCATTCTTCAATACGAGGTCCTCCAGGTATACCTGGAGGCAATGAGTAAGTTAATTTTTGCAATAATTTATCATGTAGCTCTTTTGTTCTATTTAAATAGATTCTATTAGAAATTACTGCTTTCATATTTTCCTTCTAGTATTAGTTTTCTTTTCTGCACTATACTCGTATAGTACAATACCAAAATCAGTATGTAATAAACCTACATATTTTGCTTCAAAAGCTTCATTACAATTTATTTTAATTGGGTATTCTATCCCTTGTAAAGTTATAACACATTCAGATATAAGTTTATCTTTATTAATTATTTCTTTTATTTTTTTAATTTTATAATATTTTAAGTCTACAAATTTTTCTTTTTTATACCTAAAAATATTTCCTTTATTATCTAGAAATAATGTTTTGTTACTTCTAATAAGTTGTGTTACACTATAATAAGTTTTTCTAGGAATATATAAATCATTATTTATGTGTAGTCTTCTTTCACCTAATGTTTCTCCCCCTAAATTTTTATTGTCTAATATATAAGTACCACTATTTGTTAGAATATATACTACATTGAGTTCTTCCCATATTTTAATATAATTTTCTGTTATATTATATATGGGAAACTCTATATTATGTAAACCTAAAATTTTATGTTCATTCTTCAAAAGCGTAGTTATTTCCTATTTGTACGTCTAATCCTATAGGACTATTTTTAATGCTAATACCTCTATCTCTCTGAGTAAATTCTGCTAATTTTTTAGTATATGTATCTAATACATCATCCCTTACTTCTGCTAGAATTGAGTCATGTACTAGACCAAATATTTTCATTACATTTTGTAACTTATTTTCTTTAATCCATTTTTGCATTTCTATAGCTGCAAACAAATTAACATCACTAGCTATACTTTGTACTAAGAAATTAATTCCACTTCTTACTTCATGTTGTGCGTCTTTTCTAGACGGAGAAAATGCATCGGTTAATCTACGCTTTCTACCAAAAGCAGAATATATATACCCATGAGATTTAATATACTCTTCTTGGCTTTGTAACCAATTTTTTAGTGTTTCAAAGTTTTCTAATGCTGGTTCATTATAATTCAGTTTATATAATATTTCAAAGGATACTGTTTTAGCAAGTTGTCTTTCTTCTGGATAAAGACTAGCTACATCATTGGGCTTACATGGTAAATTAAACTTTAGAATTGCCATTCTACCATGGTAGTCTTCACCCTCAATAAAAATTCTTTGTAAATTTTTATCTCCAGATAAAACTGCTACTACGTACATTTCCACTGTACCTAGGTCCTGACTTACTATACTAAAGCTTTCTTTAGCTTTTATACATTTTTTAGGTCGCTTATCTTTCCTAGGTAATTGCTGTGCATTAAATTTACCTGATGAACTAAGTCTACCAGAGGTTACTGTATGTAAATTAAAATTAGTTCTAATTCTTCCATCCATATCTGTACCATGTATAAACTTTTCCAAATATGTAGATTTTGTTTTCTTTAGCTTTTGTATATCATTAATTATATTAGGTAATGCATGATATTTCTTTAACTCTTCTAAAGTTTCAGCATCAGTACTAGGAGCACCAGTAGCAGTTCTTTTTATTGGATTTAATTTTAATATATTAAAGAATAATTCTGCTTTATGTTTAACACTATTAGGATTAAAAACAGCTCCTTTAATTGCTTCTACTTCTTTAATTTCTTTATAAGCATATAAACTTTCTGTTAAATCAATAATTTCTTGATTAATTTCTTCAATATATTTTTTAGTTAACTCTACATCAATAGGTATGCCAGTTTCTTCAATATCTATTAAAAATTCGGTTCCTTCTTTTAGTAAGTTTTCATAAATATTAAATAACTTAGAATTTTTCTTAATTACAGGATAAAATTTTTCGTGTAACTCAATAGTAGCTGCAGTATCTAAACATGCATATGGCACCATTATTTCAAAAGGTATTAAATCATAAGTAAATTCTGATACTTTTACTTTATGTTTTCTACAATAGTGTCTTTTATAGTCATCTAGATCTTTATCATAGTCACCTAAATTTGTAAACTTAATTGCTAATTCTTTTAATCCATGTAAATTATTTTCATCAAGAATATAATGTTCTAGTAAAGTATCTTCCCAAGAAGGAAAATTAAATCTTAAATGATATTGTAGCCATTTTATATCATATTTAGCATTATGAAATATAACTGTTACTTTATTAAATATTTCTTGTAATAATACTTCTATATTATCAGAAATATACTGTGCATCTATATAAATTCCTTGTTTAGCCTTATATGATATAGATATACCTAGTAAATAACCATTTCTAGGGTATAAAGAAGAAGTTTCTGTATCAACTGCAATATATTCTATTGCATTATTATTTATATTTTCTAATAAAAATTCTAAGTGGTTTTCTATATCTTTTTCATTTTGAAAACCTTTAATATCATAATCAATTTCTGATATTACTTCTCCAGATATAACTTTATTTATATCTGATATAGCTTTATCAAATGATGCTTTCATAGATGGCCGTATAGTTACTGCCATAGGATTTAATAATCCTAAATATTTATCTTCTACTAAATAACCTTGATATTCTGTTACAGAAGAAATATTGCCAATAAACTTACAAGGTTCTTTACCAACTAAAATAATATAATCATAATCTTCTTTAATTTTAGGAATATCTATAGTAATATCATTTTTTAATATTTTATCTTGCTTAGTAGGTATTAAACTAAATTTAGTATGTTTAAAAGGAAATATATTATCATAATTATAATTAGTTGGATATTTTTCTATAATAGCGACACTATTCACCATTGTCTCCTTATCTTATCAATTTCTACTTGAGTTAGTTTTCCAGGATCTTGTCCATTTTCTAACTTTATTATATGTGTCATAAATTTTTCATTAATATAACTTTTTAATTTTTTAGCAGCATAGTTACCACTATCATCATCATCAAACATTATATAAATTGTGTCAACTCCTTGATATTTATATTGTATCAATCTTTCTAAATTTTTTATTTGTTTATGCTTACTTTTAACTGCTCCAAAGTTAGTACCAAATGTACAAACGGTATTACATAATCCTTTATCATATAAGTTTAGCATATCAAACATTCCTTCTACTAAAACAATACTATTTTTTATTGGTTCTATAATAGAAGGATATAAAGGAAGACTAGAATGTTCAGGTACAGTTTTATATTTAGGTTCTAAGTTAGAATGTATATATCTCCCATGAAATGCTGTAATTCTATTACATATATCATATATAGGAAATATAACTCTATCTTGCATATCTTGCATAGTTTCAGAAGTAAAAGCACCAAATGCTTGAAAAGTTTTACTATTTATTCCTCTAAAATCTTGCTTAAATAATGTAGCATCTAATGGTAAAGTTAAGGATTTTTGATTAATTAAATTCATTATTTTTTCTTTTAATAAATTAACTTTTCTGTCTATAAATTTATTCTTTTTTTCACCAAATAATTCAAATAAATCTCCACCAAATCCACAACTATAACAATTAAATAACCCAGTTATTTTGTCTATTCTCATAGATGGGTGTGTATCTTCATGTTCAGGATTTAAACATCTTACTACATAATCTCTACCTTGTGATTTATATGTAATATTCTTAGTTATTATTAATTCTTTTACGTCCATGGAAGATCCTGAGATGGTTCACTATCTTTTAAGTCTGCATTTATTATTGCATCTGTTGGTAATATTTTTAGGGAACTCCAATTTACCGGAGCATTAAATTCAAATGGGGGAATATTTCTAGTTTTAGTACTATTAAAATTTATATAATCTTCTTTAGGTGATATTATTGTAGCTATATCAGCTTTATCTAGTATACCTTTAGATAGCCTAGCTTCTCCTGAAGCATCTGTTTGATATGGAGTAACAATTACTATATCATATTTTCTAGCAAATTCTTTTAATTTATTAGATAACATTATTTGAGTTTTCCAATGATATATATCTGGAATATTTATTTGATTGACATAATCTACAACTACTGTTTTTAATTTATCACCAAATCTAGTTTTAAATTTTTGTATATTTAAATCTATATCTGCTAATGTTAATCTTTGATTATCTACTATTATTAATTGATTATCTGGTTTTAAGGATTTAGATTTTATTAAATCTATTTCAAATTTTTCATAATTTCTATGCTTTAAATAGTCTTGATATACTTCTTGACTATCTATAAACATATTACTTCTTGTTACGGCTATTTTTTCGTAATCTTCTGGAGTACAGTCCGTACGTCTTAGCTTTTCGTTAGATATATTAGATAATATTGATATAAATCTATTAAATATTTCTCTATATCTCATTTCGATAGAAAAGAATAAGCCTACATTGCCTTGATTATATTGATTTATTGCTATATTACAAGCAGCTATAGTCTTGCCAGAGCCTCTTCCTCCACCAATCATAACTAATTCTGTTAAAGCAGTTCCTAAATTAGCATCAAATATATTATTTAATCCTAATGATATACGTCTTCTTGCTTCTTCCTTATCTAATATATAAATACTATCCATTAAATATATTTCTTCAGAAGTGTCAGTTCGTTCTTCTACTTTTAAAGATATATTACCTAATTGTTTTTTAACTTCCGTGGTATCATATGTAGATATTTTATCAACAAAATCTGATAAGTAATCTAAAACTACTTCTTGTGTATCTTGATCTATTAAAGCTTCTAAAGCAACTAATTGATCTATATCTTCTGGTATCTTTAATATTTCTAAAGCCGTTACTTTTTGTACTGTAGATTGGTCTCTAACTGTTATTTTTAATTCAGCAAAGCTGGGTAAACTTTGATATTTATCATAGTATTTTGATATAGTTATATATATTGGTAAATAATCTTCATTAAAATATTGAACTTTAAGCTTAGACCATGTTTCCAGGGATTTTTTTGGATCATTTAGCACGCTATTTAAAATTATGCCTGCTATATCCACTACTTTCCCCCTAAATTATATTATATATGAAAAATACGGGATGTATAAATACATCCCGTATAATTAATAACTAAAAGTTAAGCTGCTACAGCTGCTGCTGCTTTCTTAGCTTCTAATTTTTCTGCTTTCTTAAATCCATCATAATCCTTGCAGGATAGCTTACGATGTGTAAGCATAATTTTAATTCCACGAGCAGATTTATCAAGAATTTCTGCAATTTCATTTACTGTCATATTTTCTAAGCCTTCTAAGCTAGAAAGTGGGTCTGTTGCAGCAACCTTAGTTTTATATACTCGTTGCTTAGGAATTGTAATATCTTCATACTTTGTACTTAATGAAAGAATCTTTCCACGAATAGAATTTAAAGGCCTATTCATTGATTCAGCAATATCTTCCAAGAAATTGCCTTCACGCACTAATGAAAGAATTTGCTCTTCCTCCTCATCTGTATACTTTTTAATTACTTCAACTTTAGGTGATTCCTTAACTAGACCGGTTAAGTCCATAGATAGAATCTTACCTTGAATCTGCTTATGTGAAAAAGCACCATCAAAAAGTTGTTCTGCAATTTCTGCATAAGTAAAGTTATTACTATTATTTCCTAAGAAAGAATTTAGTTCAGCTTCTTGCTCTTTTGTAAATTTCTTCCCTGTACTCTTAGCTAAAGATTCTACTTCATATTTCATTCTACGCAATTTAGCTGCTATAGAATTAACATTAGTTTCCATCTTTTCAGCGGCTGTTCTAACTGTAGAAGCACTTACTGGTTTTTCTCTTCCAACAATTTGCTTTAGTTGTTCTTCTCTTTCTGGTGTCCATTTTGGTAACTGGTTTTTACTCATTTTTTTAAAATCTCCATAAATTTATTAAAATTAATAATTTTTATATTATATGCTTCAGCTTTTTGGGCTTTTGCTGTTTTTGGCTCTTCTGTTATAAGATAATCTAAATCTTTAGTAACATTATCTTTTACTAAAATATTATAATCTATTAAAGATTCTTTTATCTTTGCTTTTGTGTATCCAGTTGTTTTTCCTGAGATACATATTTTTAGTGTATTATTATTTATTTTTGCAGGTTTAGGTACTTCAAATAAAATTGGTAAATGTTTATAATTATTATATTCTTTATTTATCCAATTTACTAAACTATAAGTTGCTTTATCTCCTAAACCTGCTTTCTTACATAAATCAACATTTATATCTTCTATATTAGAGGTTACTTCAGCGATTTTTTCAGATGCTGTTTTACCTATTAGAGGTATAGACATTGCTGATAGAAAAATACTAAAACTTATATTTTTACTTTTATTTATTTCATTTAATACTTTAGTACCTACTTTTTCACCTAATACTTCATTTAAGAAATCTGCTTGTAAATTATATATATTTGTTATATTATCTATATTTAATTTCTCTAGTGTTCTTTCGCCTAATCCCATAATTTTCATTGTTTTAGCAAATTTTAAAACTTTCTGCAATGCTGTAGCACTACAATTAGTACTAGTACAGTATAGTTGAGAGTTTACTAATTTTAATTTAGACTTACAAGACGGGCAATGAGTCGGAATTTTTATCATTTACTATTTCTCATTTATTTATATATATTATACTTTAATTTAGGTATACTGTCAAGCTTTATTTTTTACAAGTTTATATATGCGCGTAAACTTATTGTAGATAATATTTTTCTTTAGGTTGGCGCAAGGTAAATTTTTCAATCTACCTTTTTAGACATTGTACTTTCATAGTTTAATGTATCTAATATATCTATTATCTGTTGAAAATCATTTAAACGTTTATTCCAGTTATCATCACTATAATGATATTTGAATGAAAATCTAGAGGGCTTGCAACCTCTTAGGCCACTTATTGCTATTCTTTTTATATTCTCTAGTTGTTCTTTTGAACAAGTATCA